GTGTCGACCATGTCCCAACGTCTGATGTTGTTCTTCACGTTGACCATGACAGGCCTCATCGCGGATTCCATAGCTTCTTTGCCCTGCTGCGTCCGCGTTTCCTTCTCCATGCGAAGCAGTTCCTTCTCGATTTCCTTTAAGCCTTCAACTTCAAAGACGTTGTAAATACCGCCGTTTCTATGAACGACCTTGAAATCATTTGCCATTTTGGAACTCCGCGATTCGCTTGAAGATGTTGATCTGCTGCTCGTTAGACTGCCTCCTGTTGCTGTGGCGGCTATACAGCGGGAAGAAGTCGGAGGCCTGTGCAGGCTTTCCGCCTTTCTTCCCACCGTTGACGTTCACTAGCGTCGCCGTGATCACACCAGCCCGGTAGTCTTCTCGAACTGAACCCCAGGGCTCGAGGCCAAAGAAGACCATCCACTCCTGGAGCTCGGACGCCTGCATCTGCGTCTCGAGCTGCCTGACTGTCATGCCCAGTGCGAGCGCTAAGCGGAACTTAAAGCGCCTGACTGGGCACTTCAGTTTCCCTCAGCGATACCTAGGTCGTTGTCGGTCATACCCGACAGCTTGCGGACCTCTTCGAAGAGACGGTTGATGATGTTGCCGTTCTTCTTGCCGAGCTCCTTTGCTTCGCTCGACTTGAACAGACGTTCCCCGTTCTCATCGACCAGGCAGTTGACGACGAGTCGAGCTCGCATGTTGGTAAGGTCTTGGGTCACACCCAGGGACGCCTCGAACTCGTCACGCTCTGCAGCTGACAGACCTCGAAGACGAACTGAGCCACCCCACTCAGGAACATCGACCTCAACAAAGTTAAAGTCGGTGGCCCCTAGAATTTGGTCACGGTTAAGAATCATGGTTTCTCCTCCTGGCGAAAAAAAACGAGACACCCCCGAAGGGATGCCTCGCTATCGTTAGCTACCGAGCGTGCCGTCGGTATCAAACGTCACTGCACCGTCAATGTTGATGCTGACGTTAACCGTCACAACATCTTCCAGAGGCTGCGAAATGCTGTAGCTCTGGACGAAGCCTGCGAATTCGCAAGCTGCAACATTGCCGCTGGCGTCTGTCCAAACGATCACAAAGTAGACCTTCGCGCCGCTCGAATAGGACGACTGCATCAGTGCGTGGGTTGCTTGAGTGGAAGAGTCAGGAACCCAGTTGAGAGCGATATCAATCGTCCCACTGTCTTTCTGACCCACTAGTTTGCTTTTGTACGCCGAGCCGTATTTGCTGACCTCGATGATGTTCGCAGAGAGCTCCATGTCTCCTACGTTTTGAACCTCACCGACGAGGTCACCAGCGGCAAGCGTAGCCAGGGTGTGGCTGCTGCTCTTGGCGTACAGCTTCGTTTCTTGCCCGGTAAAGGGCGCCGAAATAGCTGCCATGTTGTTAGCTCTCCTTGACGAGTAAGACTAAATCTAAGGTTGATGAGTAAAGCTGAAGGGTTTCTTCAAAATCATTGACGATGTTGTAGATGCGACAGCCTTGAATAAGGTCGCCACTCTGTTCAGCGGTAAGTCCATTGAAAAGCGCGACGAGTGCTTGAGTGATCTCACGCATCTCGCTGTACTTTTCAGCGAACACAGTCAGGTCGACTTGGTAGCGTCTCAGAGCCGAAACACCCCCGGCAGTAAGGCTCTCGATGCCATCCATCACCCGATAGACAATGGCTGGCTTCGTTACCTCCTGGGGAAGACGTTGAGGGTACACCGCGTTGGAAGCGATGAGAGACGTGACCGAGCTTTCGGCCAGGATCAAAGAGCGGAGGGATTGGTCGATCATCGCACGTCCTCCGCATATATAACGACGGCTGTGCGTTTTCCAGTTGGGTCTGCACTCGACAGAACCTCTAGGCGTCGACCCGCCACGTCGATTTGGGCTCCTGGGTTGAGTAGCTCGAGGTCTTCGCTGTAGCGGAACTGCAGCTCGAACTCGATACGGCTCATCAACTGACCATTTTCTGCACGCTCCCGAAAGGTGCGTTGTTTGATGCTGCACTTGTGGGTAACAGCCTCAGCAGTCATGGTGTGATCGAGAGCCCCGTAAGCATCGGGAGTCGATGAACGCTGGTAAATTGTTGCTGTGTGTCTGAGCGATCCAGCTCGCATAAGCCCTCCTTACGCTACGCGTAATTTGTAGGGCGTGAGCAGATCGTCAGCAGCTTTAGGGGCTTTCACAAGCGCCAAACCAGCATTATCGATGACCCCGTCCTCACGGTACTCATAGACTGATCCGACCAACAGGAGGATGGCTTGCTTAACAGAAGCAGGCACATCTACTGAACCATCGAGAGCGTAAGTCACAGCAATATGCTTGGGCTCGTTAGCGACATCGGTCGGCCATACCTGGCCCATTGCTGGGAAAAGGTAGGCTCTATCTGAAGCACCCACTAAACGGTAGGCACTACCCGACAGCGTTTGCTGTGAGTAGTCCCCATCGTAATAGGTGACAGAGGTGATGCTGCTGATGTTGCCTCCCGGCAAGTAGAGCCCAAGCTTGCTGCGCTCAGCTCCAGCGGGAAACGCATCGAAGTAAACCGTCTTCGATCCTGTAGTCCAGGACCGATTGGTGAACGACTCCGCGTATTCCGTAGCGACAGAAATCATACGCGTGATCTCTGCCTGCTCATCGCTGTCAATGGTGCTAGGCAGACGCAGGTGAATCCGCGCTTCTGCAAGTGTCACTGGGTCTGCCATAGCGTTCTCCTTCAGTCAGTTACTTAGGCGTGAGACACACCCACAACCTTCACGGCCTGCGCGTCAAGGACCATGGAGCCAACACGCTTCCGGGTGTAGAACATCACGGACCCGGGGTTGGTGTAGGGGTCACGGAGCATGCTCACATCGACCCGATCCACGATCTGGAAGGCACGGCTGAAGTCACCGAACATGATCGGAGCAGAAGCTGCTGCCTCGTCGATGTCATCCATGTCTTCGTTGATCACGATGCGGTAGCCGAACAGACGGTCTGCCATTGCAGACGTGAGGTCACGCTGCAGGAAGTACTCGCCATTGCCGTCGGTCAGGTTGACCAGCGCGTGGTGCGTAGCACGGTTCATCATCCACACAGCACCAGGCAGGTAGCCGGTACGCACAGACTTCACAACGGTGCGAAGGAACTCGATGATCCCTGCATCGGTGGAACCGAGAGCGTTGTTCACGCCAGTGTTAAGCACCTGGAAGGTACCGTTGGCGTCAGACGCAGCACCATCAGCGGTCAGCGTGAGGCCGTTGAGGATACCCACAGGCTTGTTGGTGCCGTTGCCAGACAGGAAGGCCACGCCTTCTGCTTCAGCAAACTGACGAGCCACTTCGCCCAGGAGCCAGTCCTCGACATTGAAGAAGCCATCTTCGATCAGGTGCTGGTACACGCGGGGACGTGCATACACTTCACCAAAGGTAGCCGTGCGCTGAGCGAGCTCAGGGCTGTTGGTTTGCGAACGAGCGTCCGTCTCACCCACCCAACCAGAAGCTGCGTCACCGATGGACACCAGCTGCTTAACGTCGGTGGTAGCGGCAGAAGCCACGGAGCAGACCTGACGCAGCGGGCTGATTTCGTGCTCGATGCGAATGATCTCCTGACGGAGCTCCTCGGGGAGAGCATACCCACCCTGGGCGTCGGTGCTGATCTGGAGATCAGTGCCCTTGGTGCGGAGACCCTCAGCGCCTTCCTTAATGAAGGTCTTGAACAGGGATTTGTGTTCCATTTCTTTTTCATCTCCGAGAGATTTGATGAATGCGGGAGCAGCCTGCTTAGCTTTGACCTCCTCGAGGTCAGCTTTGATAGCTGCAAGTTCTTCAGAAGCCTTGGTGGCTTCAGCTTTGAGGGACTCGTTTTCGGCGGTCACGGCTTCGTTCTTGGCGACAACCTCATCGATGGTCTTTTCAACGACCTCGAGGCTCACCTCCTCAGCCGCAGCAACCTCGGTCTCCTCGACAGATTTGATTTCTTCCGTCATAGCAGTTTCCTGTTACTTGGTTTTGGATTTGATGCTGTTGAGTTTGTCCAGCATCGCCTTGAGTCGTTGACTGTTGTCAGCCTGAAGAGCGTCACGCTCCTCGAAGTCCTCCTCGATCAACTCCTCGTCAACCTCGAGGGCTTTGAAGCCTTCAGCCAGCAAGGCTTTGGCTTCTCGACGAGACAGTCCTGCATCACGCAAGACAAGCTCGAGCTCTCGAATGTTGAGTTCCCCGTCAGCGTCCTTCACTGCAGAAACCAGTGCCGAAGCGTTAGCGGGGATGGTCACTAAAGAGACTTCATGCAGGTCGATCTCTTTTAGGTGATTAGTTTTGGTCTTCGAGTTGTACTCCTCGTCCCGAACTCGATAACCAATCGACATGCTGTTGATGGCGCCATCCTTCAGAAGCGCGTAGGCCTCATCAGCATCGCGAACACCAGCAGTCAGAGTGCCGGTCACACGCAAGCCCTTGCCGTCCTCGACCATTGAGGTCCACTTACCAATGGGACGCTTCAGGTCATGGTGCAGCAGCATGGCTGGCATGGTTTTGGAATCACGGTGACGGTCGAGGCTCTTTGCGAAAGCACCAGCTTCGACAACATCACCTACGCGGTCGATGTTTCCGAACGTGCTCGCATAACCCTCGAACTTACGTTCCTCATCGTCCTGGTAGAGCTTGATGTCTTCCAGGTGAAATACCTTTTTCATAGGAACCTCGTTGGACTTTTCTAGTTCACGTTGTTTGCGCTTGGCCCAGGCATAGCCTGAGTCCGAGCCCCAAAGCAGCCAGGCGATCTTCCCAGCACTTGGGTAGCCTGGCTCTCCAGCTCGAAAGCCTTCTGCGCGTTTGTCGACCTCATGTCGGGCGAAGAAGGACACCATGCGATTGACGGTTCTCGGACTGAGCTCTTTGCGGTTCGCAATGTCTCGAGCTCGAGCAACACCAACAGCTGTCCCGCCACGGTTATATTCGCGACGGAGCTCAAGGCCTCGCCGTGCGGCTTTCGCCATGGCTTCAGTTGGGACTAGGCTCACCATCAGGCTGGTCCTCTTGTTGGTTGTTGTTTCCGAAAGTCAGGTTGTTGCTGTCGGAGACGTACTCGTCGCCACCTTCTCGAGGGTTCATATCGAGACGAGCTCGAACCTCATTGGGCGACATCACGCCGATCTCGAGCAGCTTGGTGTAGGCCTCGACTTCACCTCTGAAGTCGCCTCGGATGAGCTCCGACACGTCAAAGCGAAACTCTCGAGTGCTGTCACCGAGCAGCTGGAAGTTCATTCGAGACTCGAACGCCTTGAGATAAGGCGAGATAGCCGACTTGTAGAAGTCCAGGCCTTGCGCCTCGATGTTCGAGAACGTGGCTCGAGACAGATCAGCGATCATGTGTGGCGGGACGCGGAATATTCCACAAATCTCCTCACGCGACAGCTTCCTGGTCTCTATTAGCTGCACGTCTCCGGGACTCATTGAGATTGGCTGGAACTTCACCCCTGCTTCGAGAAGGGCAACGCGGTTGGCGTTACGCGTCCCGCCGTGAGCGGACTCCCAGCTTTCTTTCAGGTTCTTGTACGCGTCATCGCTGAGCGTACCGTCGACCTGGAGAACGCCTCGAGGAGTAGACCCATTGGCGAAGACATTATTCGCATGGTCGCGCTGTTCGATGGCGCCACCCAGCAAATGTCCTTGATACGAAATGGGGGAAATCCCTCGAATACCATCGAGAGTGAGTCCCTTGAAGTGAAGCACCTCGTCAGGCTGGAGCATCATCGTGCGCTCGCGGCCTTTCTCACCAATCGTGACTTGATAGGTGATTCGATTCTGAGCCTGGATGTCCACGCTCACCGAATCGACGGGGATAGGATGTAAAGCAACAACACGGCCCGATTCGCCTCGGACGATGTAGTTGTAGCTGTTACCCCGGAGACACAGGTTGACCACCTGCATCTGCCAGAATTCCTGAGCAGTCTGCCAATCATTAGGCGCCCGGTAGACCAGGCTGTGCATGATGTCAGTCCACTGGTGAGACCTGCTCGAGCGATCCTGGGCCAGCTTATATAAGTGGCAAGGAAGCGTGCTCACAGTCTCCGACAACACCTTCACGCAGGCGTACACCGTCGACAGACGCATTGCCATCTCAGGACTTACAGCGCTCAGCGAGGGCTTTTCGCCACGCATGATGAGCTCCATAAGAGCGGGGCTGTCGAGGCTGTAGGTGATCGCTTTTTGAGCAGCCGCCTCGGACTTTCGATTCCAAAATGCCATAGCGACTCCTATAGGGTGCGAATGCCGCGAGACTCATAAGGGCTGGGCTGCAGCCCGGCATGAACTTTCATTCGACCCAAGGCCATGATGATGGCGATGACTGCGTCGATCTTGTTCGCGGCTTGGTCTTTCTTGACCTTGATGTTGTCGTTAACGTCAGTCCAAATGACTGCATTCGAGGCCATCCAACGGACGACTGGGTCATTGCCATGAACCATGGTGCGGCTCAGCACTGCCTTCTCGAACTCTTTGGCTGGATCACTCATGTTCATGATGTTCTGAGGGAACTTGACCATGGGTAGCCCTTGCTCGAGGAGCTCACTGACGAGCTCATGAGCGCCATAAGGGTCGAACGCGATCTGCTTGACGTTGTACTGCTCACAAGCAGTGATGACTTGTTGTTTGATGTAGTTGAGGTCGGTGACTGACCCATCTGTAGCGATGATGTAGCCCTGGTCGAGCCACTCCCGATACTTGGCGCCCATGGCGCCTGCTTTATCGGTGATGGTGTCCATCGGCAGGTAGTTATATACATACGGGTATAAATTCCCGCCCTCCTGGAAGAGCAAGGCGACCGACGCAAAGTCATTCACCGACGCCAGGTCTAGGCCGATGTAGCACGGCTGACCTTTGAAGTGACTGATCGGAGGACGCGGCTTGTCGCACGCGTCCCAAGCAGCCATCGATAGCCAGGCGCTATTAGTCGAGCACCAGACATTCAGACGCTTGGTCTTGAAGTTGGTCTCAGCTGACGGCGACTCTTCTGCCTGTTTAGCCAGGCGGGCCAGGTCATCGGGTTGTACCGACACCCCATAGTTGGGGTTGGCTTTTATCCAGGTCTCGGGCTTACGCCAGTCATCCTCCTCATCAACCCCATAAATGAGACTGAAGAAGGTGTCGTCGTCGACGTGCCCCTCGAGGATTTTGATTGCGTAGTCGCGGACCTGGTAGCAAATACCTTCTCTGTTGACGCCTGCTGTTGTGATCGTGAACAGCAAGGGCTGAGCTCGAGCACCGGATGCGACGTTCAGCACGTCATAGACCTCAGGGGTCTTGTGAACGTGGAGCTCGTCGACCACTGCAAAAGACGGAGACCGTCCCTCGAGGGAACCAGCATCGGCACTTAGAGGCTCGAACTTCGAGTTCTTTGTCTCGAAGCTGATGCAACTACGGTTGACCGTCAGGTGTTTGCTTAAATGGCTGCTACCCTTTGCCATCGCCTGAGCATCGCCAAACACGATGCGCGCTTGGTCGCGGCTGGTAGCAGCCGAGTAAACCTCTGCACTAGGCTCACCATCTGCCATCAGGTGGTAGAGGCTAAGCACACTGCAGAGCGTACTTTTTCCTGACTTACGCGGCACCTCGATGTAGACCGACCGACGTAAACGCTTGCCGTCAGCTCGTTTCCAGCCGTAGACCTGGCTGATCAAAAACATCTGCCAAGGCTCGAACTCAATCGGTTCGCCAGCCTTGGGGCCCTTGAGGTGATGAATGAAGGAGGCAAAACGGATAGGACGCGCTGCAGCGTTAGCATCGAACTCGATGTCTTTACGCTTTCGCATATCCAGAGCAGCCTGACAGCTGCGGCGCACATTCATGCATGCCGGTATTTTGCCTTTGACGACTTGCTCAGCGTAGCCCCAGGCTACCTTTGCGAGCTCCTCGTCGGATATTGCCCAGTTCATGTTATTCCTGCTTCTGCGACGAGCCGAAGTAGAAGCTGATCACGGAGCTCACGATGCCGCCAAGATAGCCCAGGACGAGGTTGATCACTGCGTCGCTGTTCTGGTCGGGCGGTTGAATCGTGACCATGAAGATGTAGCCGCCAAACAGGGAGAGACTAGTCAGAGCAATCGCTCGAGCAGTCCAATCTTGTTTGAAGGCTTTGCGTGCGTCCTGAACATCTGCGGTCTCGAGGGCGAACACATCAACATCGAGCTCCTTCATCTTCACTTCGAAGTCGAGCTCAGCTTTTTTGATCTCAGCAATTTGCTCTGGGCTAGCCTGGGCAATCGCGTTCTCAATCGCCTTGGGTTCAGGCTTACAGCCGAGTGCTTGAGCGACCACCTGTGCTGCCGCGCCACCGAGAGGTCCGCCAAGTGCTTGTCCCAGGGTGGGAGCAAGACCGCCTATGAGGCTTTTGATCTTGTCGAACTTCATGGTTCCTCCTAGGGATTCTTCCCTGTGTTGTTGAGGATGTATTCGCGGATGATCTTTACGTCAGCTTTGATCTCTTGAAGGTCTTCCTTCATCTGACTAGCACCGGCCTCGAGCACAGCGACTCGGGGCACTAACGGCTGAACACCGTCGACCGCCTTCTGCATGTTCTGTAGCTCTTGGTGCTGACTGCCTGCCTGGTAAATGGTGCTCAGCAAAACGCAAAGCACAGGCCAGCCGACCATGAACCAGTTTTTGTGATGCTCATCCATGAAGAAAATCCTCGAATGTGTTGATGGGCGACTCCACATCAACTCGAGCATTTAGATGCGAGCGGCTGCTGGCAGTGAGGCCATACTCACGGAGTAGCCGATTGATGTTGGTGAACGCCTGGTTTAACGGGCCAATGGCGGGATGCGGTTTGATCACCGGATCACCATTGATGTTCTGTGTTTGGATGAGCTCCCCTTCATCGAGGATCGTGCGACGCAGACGGAGGTACATGGCGACCTGGTCAGCGAGCATGCTGAGGGCCAATCCGTCCACTTTGGTTCCGACCTTCATCTCGGTCATGTACCGAGTGACCTGATCGAAGAGCTGTGCTGCTAAGGGGTCTTCATCAATCCAGCTTGGCCTGTCCGGTAGCGACACAGGGAGCTCAGGCTCGTTGGGGTTTAGCCTGTCTGTGCGTAAAGTCCCATTGAGCGCCTTAAGCGCTGTGGGCTTTCTTGGTCTACCGCGTCCACTACTCATTTCGATACCGTCTTCAATCCTATTGCTTTGACCTCAGCTCGAGGGGTTTCTTCAGGCTCTTCCTCACCGGGGTCGGGGTCGTCTTCCCATTCGTACATTTCGCTTGCGACAACAGCCACAACAGCGACCTGCCCTTCCTCTAGTCCCTCGATCACGATCTTCATGTGTCCCCCTTGCTAAGGCGCTGGTTTTGATTCGACCACGCAGGAGGAGAGGGGATGGCCCCGCTGACCAGCAACAGCGGCTTTACAAAAATTCACTCCTCATCCCGCATGTTGTCGGCTGTTGGCCTACATAGATGCAGACTATCGCATATCCCTATAAATCGCACCCTTATTTATGACATCG